GACCTTTAGAAACATATCAAGTAGGTTCTGCAATTGTAAATGTTAATTTACCAGGTCATGGTTTTACAACAGGAGATACAAAAAGATTTAGAGGACCTTTAGGAGCAGCAGGAAATTATGGAAATCCTGAAGGAGTAGGAGGAATTACAGGAGCAACGATTGCAAAAGCTGCAGGATATACTATAACTGTAGGTAAATATGTTAATGGTGCTACTGATACTGATGGTCCTAATAGCAGTGGAATTTATGGGACTGATTGGTTTTATTTTAGCGCCGATACAAACGCAACAAGTGTTGCAACAGGAGGGGGTTATCCGATGTCCGTTGGACCGGTTACTTTACAAAAATAATGTCTGGAATTAGTTATACAACATTAGTAACAATGATAAGAAGTTATACAGAGGTTGATGACACTGTATTTACTACTGCTATTTTAGAAAATTTAATTTTAAATGCTCAACAGCGGATTATGTATGATGCTCCAATTGATTCTGACAGATTTGTTTCAGAAGGAACTATGGCGGCAGATGTAAATAATATAAGAGTTCCAGGTGGAGCTTTATTTGTAAGAGGGGTTGAAGTTTTCAATGCTAGTAATACTACAGAACAAGGTACGTGGCTCCAAAAACGTGATCAGACCTTTTTAACTGAATATGTAGGTAGGTTAACAGGACCAGAAGGTTCTTCAACAGGTCAAGATGTTACGGGAAAACCTAAATATTATGCCATGTTTGGAGGAGCTACAGGATTATCTGATACTACGTCAGGATCTATATATTTGGCTCCTACTCCGGATGCTAATTACAATTTTAGAATATATTATAATAAAATGGCAGCAACTTTAGAGTCTGGGAATGAGACTAATTATATAAGTCTTAATTTTCCCCAAGGGCTTTTATATGCCTGCCTGGTAGAAGCTTATGGATATTTAAAAGGTCCAATGGATATGTTGACACTTTATGAAAATAAGTATAAACAAGAGTTAGAAAAATTTGCAGCCATGCAAATTGGGAGACGTAGACGAGACGATTATACTGATGGTACTATTCGTATACCGATTGAATCTGCGAATCAATAATTAGGAGATAACTATGGCAATAACATCGGCAATTTGCAATAGCTTTAAACAAGAAATTTTAGAAGCTGAACATAATTTTACAGCTTCTACTGGAAATACTTTTAAAATTGCATTATACACAAGTTCTGCAACTTTAAGTGCATCTACTACAGCTTATGCTTCAACAAATGAAATTACTAATTCATCTGGAACTGCATATACCGCAGGTGGAGCAACTTTAACAAGTGTTACACCAACTTTAGATTCTTCAACAGCAGTTTGTGATTTCTCAGACGTTTCTTGGACATCAGCTTCTTTCACAGCTAATGGTTGTTTAATTTATAATGATTCACATTCCACAGATGCTGCAGTTTGTGCAGTAGCTTTTGGTGGAGACAAAACTGTTTCTAGTGGAACATTTACAATTCAGTTTCCAGCAGCAGCAGCGACAACAGCGATTGTAAGAATAGCATAAGGAGGAACTCCTTATGTCTACATCAATCTGGGGTGGTGATGATCCTTCAGTAGCCTGGAACGAAAATGCCTGGGCATCTAATACCATCACACAATCATTAACAGCACCATCAACTTTAACATCTAGTGTAGGTTCAGTTTCAGCTTTTCCTGAGGAAGGTTGGGGTAGACAGCAATGGGGTAATTCTGGTTGGGGTGTAGAATATTCTGTTGCTTTAACTGGTGTCGGTGCAACTTCAAGTGTTGGTAGTGTAACAGCTAGTCAAATTATAACAGCCGAATTAACTGCTCCTTCAACTTTAACATCTTCATTAGGATCATTAACTCTTGACCTAACTTCTATTATATCTTTAACAGCACCATCCACTTTAACAGCTAGCGTAGGTGATTTTGATAACGCTGGAACTTTAGTTGGTTGGGGTAGAAATGGTTGGGGTGAAGAACCATGGGGAGATTCATTTAATAAATTAGTTCAACCATCCGGATTAAGCATGACATCTTCAGTAGGTGCAATTGCTCCTGCTGATGTAATGGGATTAACGGGTGTTGGCGCAACCTCTTCACTAGGTTCTATAACACATACAATGACTTACGCTATAGATGGCGTAGGTGCAACTTCTTCTGTGGGAGCTATTGTTCCTGCAATTGGAGAAGCTATCAGTGGATTAGGTGTAACTGCTTCTGTTGGAAGTATTTCTCCTGCAGATGTAGTTGGGTTAACTGGATTAGGAGCTACGTCTAGTGTGGGAGAAATAGATGTTACACCGACTGAACTAGTTGATATTACAGCTCCATCAGGCTTAACTATTTCTTTAGGAACCCCTATCATTGAAACAGCTTATGATTTAAGCGCTCCATCGGCTTTAACAGCCTCTGTAGGTGCAATTGCTCCTGCAGATGTTGTGGGGTTAACAGGATTAAGTGTAACAGCTTCGGTTGGAAATCCAGCTCCTCTAGCTTATAATACTATTACAGGAACGCAATCAGCTAGTTATTCAGGTGTTACTGGAACGCAATCAGCTAGTTATTCAGGTGTTACTGGAACGCAATCAGCTAGTTATTCGGATATAACCTCCGCATAATCTATGTTGACATTGTGATTAATACAAAATATAAAAACAAAATAAGTATAATTTAGGAGAAAAATTATGGCATCAACCTATACTCCCTTGGGCGTAGAAAAAATGGCTACTGGCGAAAATGCCGGTACATGGGGAACGAAAACAAATACAAACTTAGAAATCATAGAACAATTTGCTGGTGGATATGTTTCACAATCTATTGCAGGTGGAGCTCAAACAACTACACTTTCTGTATCTGATGGATCAACAGGTGCAACTCTTGCACATAGAGTTATAGAATTTACTGGGACAATAACTGGGAACCAAATTGTAACTATTCCTTTAGATGTTCAAACTTTTTATATAATTAAAAATGGCACATCAGGTGCTTACACAGTTCAATTTAAATATGTTTCTGGTTCAGGTGATTCGGTTACTTGGGCAACTACTGATAAAGGAACCAAAATTATTTATGCAACTGCTAACGATGGAACTAATCCTGATATAGTAGATACTGGTTTTGGTAGTGGGGATGTGACTTTAACAGGCACACAGACTTTAACTAATAAAACATTGACTTCTCCTAAAATAGGCACTTCTATTTTAGATACAAGTGGTAATGAATTATTCCTGTTGACAGCAACAGGATCAGCTGTTAATGAGCTTACTTACGCTAACGCAGCTACTGGAAATGCCCCGTCTTTTACGGCTTCTGGAGGCGATAGCAACGTAGGTATTAACTTTGTTCCTAAAGGAACTGGCACTGTTCAAATAGGAGGAAATGCAATATCAACAGTTGGAAAATCTATTGCAATGGCAATGATTTTCGGATAATAATAAGAAGGAATTTAAATTATGGCAACACCTAATCTAGCAACCGTCTCAACAATTACACCTAAGAATGCTATGGGCAACTTAGGAGATACAAACCGAACAACTATGGTTGACGTTACTGCAGAGTACGCTGCCAAAATAGATACAATTTTAATATCTAATACAGATGGAACTAACGCATGTGATGTTACTATAGAAATTAGTAATGACAATGGAAGTACTTACTATAAAATTGGAAGTACAATTTCTGTTCCAGCAGATGCAACATTAAGTTTTTTAGATACTCCTATCTGGTTAGATGAAACAGATTTATTAGCCGTTACAGCAGGAACAGCAAGTGATTTATCTTGGCATGTTTCTTATACTGAAATGGCTGACTAATAAAGGAGGAAGATATTAAATGCCTAAAATAATTAAATTAGCCAAAGGAGCTTACACAGCTTCGGATATAACGGTTGACTCTTCAGGAAGAGTAATCACTGCTTCATCTGGTTCTGCCGGTGGTGCGATGGTTATGCAATATTCATTTAGAGGTCCTGCTACAGGAACTTTTGCAACTAACAATGGTAACTATGCTATGGTTTATGCTGCATCAGGTGCTGGTGGTGGAGGTGGTGCTGGTACTACTGAAACTCAATCAAAAACTGGTGGCGCTGGAGCATGGGGTGTTTATAATTTTCCAACTGGACCAGGTTTTTCTAAAGCCTATGTAGCCGGTGCAGGAGGCTCGGGAGGAGCTCAAACTTATTACGGAGGTGTTGGACAAGATGGACAAGCAACCACTATTGCACAAACCGTTACAGTAAACGCTGGAACTGGTGGTGGAGGAACTAATCAATCAGCAGGAACAGCTGGGAGTGCGCCTGGAGCAGTGACTAATTTAAGTGGTAGTGGTGTAGACAATGCTAATGCTGCATATTGTACTATGTTTGGACAAGAAATGTATGATAGTGGAAATTCTCAACAAGCTGTTGGTAAAGGTGGACCCGGAATCAATAATGATCAAATTAATCAGGCCAAAGCCGGAGCTCCTGGAGTTTTAGTTATTTTTGAGAATGTTGGAGCATAATAATGGCAACTTTAATTGTAAGAAAAAATCCTAAATCACTGTGGAGAATGGCAGCGAATGCTACTGACTTAGCAGACTACAATGGTATTAATGATACTGAGTTTGATCTAGTAGATGTAAGTGATGCTGATTTTCAATCTTTAAGAACTAATCAAAAAAAATATGATGCTGATACAGGTAGTGTAGTTGATCTTGCAGAAGGAGAAACTGGAGACCAACTTTCAGAAACTAATTTAAAAACTTATTTGTCAGAAGTTACAGACAAATTAAAGTTATTTATAGATAATAATGTAGGTGATCAATTTGCTACTCAATGTCAAAACTACAAAACTGTTTTAGAAGGTGTTGATACATCTTCTTTATCTTATCCACTTAATTGGGAAAAACATTGCTTAGATAATGGCATAATTTTCCTACACCCTTTACAAATCGGTTAATTATTGTTATATACTTTCTATAATGTTCGAAAGAGTTATAGAGTTTATAGCACCTAAAAATTATGTTGATCTTAAACAAGATTATCCTAAGCCTATTAAACTAAATATACCTGAGTGGTATAAAAAATTAAATCACATTCCTGACTTAAAAACTGTTAAAGGATGTATGCCTTTTTTGGATGCTTTAACTTTTGGGTATGTTTTATCCATGCCTCAAGACATGAACATACTACATAATGTAGATAATACAAATGAGGAAGGAGAGAAAATTAAAGATTGTTTTCATAAATTTCCTATAGACGCACCTAGAGCCATGTTTGGTGTAAATTTAAATGACAGTTCTAAAAACAGTCATGCCTATCATCCTGTTATTCAATTAGGAGGAAAAGAAGGAGGTTGTCCTATACTTGATAAAAACAAAAATCTTCCTGTTCATAAAATATTTAATCCCTGGATTATAAAAACCCCTCCTGGTTATTCTTGTTTATTTACTTCACCTTTAAATAACAATGATGATAGATTTGATATTATTCCAGGTATTGTAGATACTGATATTTTTGATAGAGAAATTAATTTTCCTATTATAATAAATGGAGATAAATACCCTGTTTTAGACACCATTCTAAAAAAAGGAACTCCTTATGTTCAAATTATTCCTTTTAAAAGAGATAACTGGAAGATGAAAATATCTTCAGGCTCTAGTGATAGCTTTAAATTTAAACATTTATTATTTGATTTTAGATTTCTTCATAATTATAAATCAGATTTTTGGAAGAAAAAAAGATGCAGTTAGGAGATTATGTTAAAATTGTAGATGGGTTTTTTGAAGAAAAAAATATTAATTTATTTTTAAAAGTATGCGAAACCTTTACCTATAAATCTTCTGGAATAGTAACCCCTGTTTCTGACAATACCATTGATAAAAATGTTAGGAACGTGGAAGAATGTCAAATGAGTAAAGTTCATAAAAGTCCTACCAATATTACTTGGAATAATTATTTTAGATATAAAATTACTAAGGCAGTTCATACAATTTATTCACAAGGTTTAAAACATTTTCCTCTTCAAGAAATTATATCTTTAGCTGTACTTAAATATAAAGAAGGTGGTTTTTATAATACTCATACAGATCATGTAGCTACTCATCCAAGAAATTTAAGTGTCATTATATTTTTAAATGATGATTATGAAGGAGGGGAGGTAGAGATTTTTAGTCCTGATGAAGAAAATTCAAAGATCATTGAACCTAAAAAAGGTAGAATGATTATATGGCCTTCTAATTTTTTATATCCCCATAAAGCACATGTTGTAGAAAAAGGAGTGAGATACGCTTTAGTCTCATGGTTATTATGATAGGTAAAGATTTTAAATTTACAAAAATAGATAATTTTCTAACTATAGAAGAAAGAATGTTAATAAAAGATTATGCAATGATAAGACATAGATTAAATATTAATGCTCCGGATATGGATGAAGTATCCGAAGAACCTAATTTTACTTTATATGGTGATCCTCTATTTGATTCTTTAATGCTTCAAAAACAAAAACTTGTAGAAAAAGAATCCGGCTTAACCTTATTACCTACCTATAGTTTTTTTAGATTATATACTAGATTTTCTAAGTTAAAAAAACATAAGGATAGACCATCCTGTGAAATAAGTGTAACGGTTTGTATAGATAATGATGGAGAGCAATGGCCTATTTATATGAATGGAACTCCTATTTATTTAAAACCAGGAGAAGCAGCTCTATATTTAGGACAAGAAGTAGAACATTGGAGAGATGAATTAAAAGGAGATTATTCTTCATATGTATTTTTACATTATGTTAATAAGGAAGGTAATTTTCAGGATTTTTTAAAAGATAAGAGAGAATTATTAGGAATGCAAAAATGAAGATAACTCAAAATAAAGAAACAGGTGATGTAGAAGTTTATTTTTCTAGGGCAGAATTTAAGGCTATTAGAAAGCATAAAAAAATAGTCCTTCCTGCTGTTAAAGCCAAGAACGCTATTAATAATGTGGCTAAAGTTTTGGTAGAATTAAATGAGCATTTTCCTAAAGACGTTCAAAAACAACAAACTGAATCAGAAGACATCTAGAATTTTTGTAGATTTTAATATAAAAGTGGCTTATTATATTTAAAACAGGTTTTTATATGCTACAAAAGATAGGGTTTTTACCAGGATTCAATAAACAAATTACACCTACAGGAGCTGAGGCTCAATGGACAGGGGGTGAAAATGTTAGATTTAGATATGGAACCCCAGAAAAAATAGGTGGATGGTCTGAATTAGGAGACCAAGCTTTGTGTGGGTCAGCTAGAGCTCTTCATCATCTGGTTAATAAAGAAGGTGTTAAGTTTGCTGCCATAGGAACAAACAGAATTTTATACGTTTATACTGGAGGAATTTACTATGATATCCATCCAATTAAAACTGACTTCGGAGCATTAACTAATGCCTTAGCTTCTACTTCAGGCTCTCCTATTCTTACAATTACTTTATCTTCTACTTCAGGAATGACAGCAGGAGATATTATACTACTTGAAGATGTTACACCTCCTACAGGTTCTGGTTATTCTGCTTCTGATTTTGATGACAAAACTTTTATGATAACTACGATAGTAGACTCTACTGATATTACTATTACAATGGCATCCAATGCAAGCGCAACGGCCAGTGATGGAGACTGTTCGGTTAAATGGTATTACCCGGTAGGACCTGCTGAACAGGTGGGAGTATACGGTTGGGGTATTTCACAATTTGGTGGAACTGTAACAGCTCCACAAACAACAACTTTAAATGGAGCAATCACAGATGCTGCAGCGACGACTGGAATTACTTTAACAAGTTCAACAGGATTCACTATTTCAAGTGGAACAGCTAAACTAAGAATTGGGACTGAAGACATAAGTTATACTGGAATTACTGCTAATGTTTTAACTGGAGTGACCCGAGGAATTGATGGAACTACAGCTGCCACACATTCTGATGGAGCAACTGTAACTAATATTACTGATTACAGTGGATGGGGCCAAGTAGCTTCTTCGGGAGATAAAGTAGCTGAGCCTGGTCTATGGGCCTTGGATAATTTTGGAAATAAATTAATAGCTTTAATTGTTAACAATGCTTGCTTTGAATGGGACGCTGATTCAACAACAGCCACTACTACACGAGCAACAATTATTTCTGGAGCACCAACCGCGTCACGTGATATGTTAGTTTCAACACCCGATAGACACTTAGTATTTTTTGGAACAGAGACAACTATTGGAGATAATAGTACTCAGGATAATATGTTTATACGTTTCTCTTCTCAAGAGGATATAAATACCTACGCTCCAACAGCAACTAATACTGCTGGTACACAAAGACTGGCTGCCGGCTCACGGATCATGGGAGCTAAGCTCGGTAGAAATGCTATTTATGTATGGACCAATACTGCATTATTTACCATGCGTTTTGTAGGTCAGCCATTTACGTTTGCCTTTGAGCAAGTGGGTACGAACTGTGGATTAATTGGAATGAATGCAGCTGTTGAGGTTGATGGTGCTGCGTATTGGATGTCAGAAAATGGTTTCTTTAGATACACTGGTAAATTAGAATCTATGGATTGTTTAGTCGAAGACTATGTTTATGATGATTTGAATACAACTTCTAATCAATTAATATATTGTGCATTGAACAACCTGTTTGGAGAAGTAATTTGGTTCTATCCTACTTCTGATTCGAATGTAATTAATAGAGCAGTCTTTTATAGTTATTTAGATTCAACACCGAACAGACCTATTTGGTACACCAATGCTAATTCGTTATTCCCAAGAACTACATGGCAAGACTCAGAAGTTTTTGGTTTGCCTCATGCTACTTATTATGATGCAGGCACTGACACGTGTTTAACAGTAGGAAATACAGATGGGGTTACAACTTACTATGAACATGAAAAAGGAACTAATCAAATTAAGGGGGGAACTACGAGTGCTATTGCAGCTAGTATTACTTCCGGTGATTTTGATATTACTCAAGATCAAAAACAAGGAATTACTTTTAGAGGAGATGGTGAATATATGATGAGAATTAGTAGATTTTTACCAGACTTTGTTTCTCAAAGTGGGGCTACTAGTATTCAATTAGATCTAAGAAATTTTCCTAATCAAACTGCTACCAGTTCTTCATTAGGACCTTTTTCTATTACTTCAAGTACTAATTATCAATCTTGTAGAGCCAGAGCTAGATCTGTTGCATTAACTATTTCTAATAGTGCTGTAGATTCTAATTGGAAATTCGGTACTTTTAGGTTAGATGTACATGCAGGAGGAAGAAGATAAAAATGCCATTTAAATCAGAAGCACAAAGAAGATACCTATGGGCTAACGAACCAGAGATCGCAAGAGACTGGACTGATACTTACGGAAGTAGAATTCAAAAAGATAGTGGTGGAATAATGAGATTAGGTTTTGATAAGGGAGGAGAGGTTGTTGATGACATGGGACATACTTATGAAACATCTAGATATAGTAATGAGAATCATCCAAAGTATGTAACAGAAGAAGAGTTTAATGAAATGTTTGGAGAAGAAACTATAGGGATTGGAGAAAAAATAGCATCAGGAATAGATACACTGAGAGATAAATTTACAGGGGGTGTTG